ACTTGTTCGTACTTGCTTACCAGTCAGACTATCTACGCCCAAATAAACGTTAGTTCGGTACACCTTTGTACCGTCTTTTTTTATATATTCTTTAATATTCATATTTTCTTCCTTTCCATTTTTGTACTAATGTCAGGCAAGGCATGTACAAGGATTGAGAAATATTGTTATTAGAGCTTATACGACTAATTAGTTAACTGGTTTATTAGTTTATAGAGTTATGAAATTCTCAACTGATATAGTATTATTTACGGTAACAAGAGTAACAAAGTATTATAAAGCTAGTTATATCAAGGGTTTATGCTGTTACCTTTCTCTATATTAAGAGTAACAGTAAGGTATCAAGGGTAACAAGATAATTAGAGAGGAATCCCTAAACTAGAGCCAGTACCTGGAAATGCTGGTAGAATCTCTGCAAGAGTTTTGGGCAATGTACTATAAAACTCACTTACACTTGGGGAGAGGTTACTATTTATGGCATCCAACGTAAAATTTGTCTGCATACGCCTGATGACATTGGGAATATACTCTCCTTTTTCTACTAGATTCTTTGCTTTAGTCAGCACTCTACGTTCTTCTTCTTTTATATCCTCGCTAAGGATAAGATTATAGAGTGTATTTAAAAAATCTAATTTTATTTGAGATGTTTTATCATTATCTGCCATAATTACCTCCTATCAGCTTTTAACGTGATTCAGGTTTGCACGTATTGGGGTTAAGTAAAAAGTAGTAAATATTTACTTATGGAATTAGTGGAAAAAGGGGGAATTTATTATAAACGACTATTATTTAATGATTCCGCAAGCGTTAGAGTTTTTCTATCAACTACTCTTATATCTTCATTTTCTAGCCGTACAATATAGCAATTGGTCAAACTCGTTGATTCATCGCCAGTAACAATTGTGGCAGTCTGTCCGTCTGATAGTTTGATAACGTCGTCTTTTTTCATGGTGTAAATTCTTTCTAATTTTATAGTGGATATAAACCACTTTGATTATATTGAGGAGTTTGAAATACTCCGTCACGGATGATATGAATTAAAAAATATATTCATACCTTTGGTTTTCACAGATATGAACTTTCGTAAATTTCCGATAGTTGAGGTAAAGTAAAAAGTTACTTGTCCTAATTAGATTGTGGCAATAGTCGTAAAATGCGACCTTAAGCAGTTTTACTAAAAAAAGAGTAAAACTATGTCTCTATTTCTTAATTTGAAAACCAATACAAAAGGTGTAAGATGAAAGTATAATGATTTTGAGATGTCATTACTTTCAAGTATAAAGTTACTCTTTGGAGTGACTTTTTGTTTAGTTTAAGATTTATTAGCTATACTCTATTTATTCCAAAAATAAACTTTTCATAAAGTTTTGCATTAAGCGTCCTATTTCAAACTAGGGCGCTTTTTTTATTTTCTAAATTAAATCCAGTTGTTTCATTTTATGCAATATCTTCATTATTGCTGACCTCGGCAAAATTGGCTGTTATGCGTTTAGAGTAGTTTAGAGTAGATTAGAGCGAACCTATAGAGATTTGTACAAAAATGTTCATATCCTATTATTGGTTTCCGAAAAAAGTGAAACCAAAAAACTTTACTCATCATCTATTTTAATGTAGTAGTGTTTAATAAAATATTTTTTTAGAAATACTCTACCGTTTGTTATATCTAAAAAATCCCCGATATTCCCCATTGCATAAGTTCCACCAAAGCCTTGTCCAACGCTCAAAATACCGTTCATTATTCCCAATTTAATATTTCTTTTAGCTGTTGGATTTATACCGGTTAAAAGGATTTTTAATCTATCATCATACCAAGAAAGATAATTCTCTTTAAACGCTTGCTTAACCCAATCAGGTTGTTCATTTGTTTTACTAATTTCCCATACTTCGACTGATTTGTTTTTATATTTTGCTTCCATAAAATCATATAACTTCTTTCTTTGATATAGTAATATTCTGGCTAGGTAAAACTAGCAAGGTTCTGACAAGGTTAATCACAAAATTCTGATAAAGTATCCTTCATTATCTGAGTCCCTAAAAAAGGGTGTAACGAATCGTTACTACCTAGCAAGTCGTGAATCACGACCCCCTTATGACCTAATGCAAACATTAACGACATCAGGACAACAACGAAATTTTCGTTTTTGCCACTTGTAGCAGAAAGCTATACCGGCATCACGTCGCGTATGAACAACATACAAAATCTACATGCTGTCAGTATCATACTGAACAACCGTACCTGAAAGTACACTTGCTAATTGTTGGCAATTGTTGGCTTGAAATTGACTTGATACGTCATTGTATTTATTGTTATTTGTGTTTTTATATCATTGAAAAGTAGGAATAATAAAGATATATGGTAGAGAATAGTACCAATAATAGAACAATTAAACCGAGAGACTTTATAAAAATAGCAGGAGTTCCAGTATAGAACTGCTTAATTATTCCTTTTTTTGAAAAAAGTATTCCAATGATTAAAAACAATACTGGAAGAATAAACACAAATTCTTTTCTAAACCAGCTATACACGCCACCTATACCGATTTTACTAGGGATATAAGCAGGTAGTTTGTTATAAAGATATAGAGATAATAGTAGAAAAGGTATAGTGCAAATGCAGTAAGCAGTCACTATTTTTGAATAGATTTTATCAATGAATAATAAAAATTTCATGTCTCATCTCCTACCAGTTTTTAGTGACTGGAGACACATAGATTTACAGTATCACGCTCCCAAGCGCTTTTTATTTTGCATTCCTAAAGTTTAGGGTTACTAATTCTAAACTAACGAGAATACCCATAAAATAAAATTTACAGGGTTAAGAGTTTTTATAAAAGTGATATGTAAATCCTTTTTTAATTCATGTTTAAATGAATCGCTAAATGATGACTTACTATTTATTGTTGCGTAAACTGCCTTGCAAATATCTAGAAATAACACTAAGAAAAAGACTACAACATATAATAGTAGAACTGCTTTTAGAATTATTAAGATAAAATTAAACACATTACTCATACTGAGCTCCTCTTTTATTTTAAATTTTTTGCGTTCCTAAAATTTGGGACTTGTTATATAGATTTGAACCTTAGCATTTCTAAGCATTGGTTTATCTCATAAGATGACAAAAATTAACAAATACAGCTTTTTTATACTGTTTTTGTCTGTCATCTTTTGCGTTACCAGTACTAAATAATACTAAAGGTTTGTGCTTATAGTGAATTGCTATGGCCCTTGTAACGCGGGCAATTTTCCCTTGGTTACTTTTTGAACCTTTAGGGCTATGTTAATAAATGTTAAGGTTCACAGATATATAGACTTTAGCACTATTAAAGTTCTAATCTATTGCTTTTTTCATTTCATGAATAACTCTTCTTAATTTTGGTAAAGGCAATTCCATCAGGTCAGCAAACTGTTCTTGTGGTAGTCTGTAGTGTTCTCCAAGCATTCTCTCATACCCAGCTATAATTACAGCCTTTTCCATTTTTTCATCTAAGTTATCAATACTCTTTAAGTAGTCCGATAGTTTCATATTTCCTCCTTTACAATATTAGTAATAGCTTATGTGTGCGTCTTTCATCAACAAGTTAATCTTCATTATCAATCAAAAGGCAACAATACTCAAAACGAATAATATAAAACTTATGGTATATAGTGCTATTTTCGCAAATTTATTAATATGTTTTATAAAAATATTAGTGATTAAAGCAATATTTAAAGCTATCATATATACAAAATTTGTTTTCACTATAAAAATAAACAATAGATTAAGAACAACAAATAGAAGTAGATTTATTTTTTGTTCTTTTTTTAATTCATCCACAATATTTTTCATATTTTATCTCCTTGGTTTTTCAAAAACCTATTAGACTTAAAAGAATATCTCCTATAGCTTGTAATACAACAAACTTTTTATCTGATATTTTCTTTTTTCTTCTCATTACTTTACCCCACCAACTCAAACCAGCACAGCTCATACAGCAACGCACACGCCTCGTCATAGGCGTTGTGATGATAGTTGGTTTAAAAATTAATACCTCGCTATTTTTTCTTATATTGATCTATCACAGCGGAAATTATTGCTCCATTCACATATCCCATGATTGCAACACCGATTATCATTAAAAACATGGCTAATAGTTTTGTGATTGTATGAGTAGGAGCAACGTCCCCGTAACCAACTGTAGTTATAGTAGTTACAACCCAATAAATCGAGTTCAATATAGAAACATGTTCTATTTCTCTAAAAACATAAGCGTTGCCTATTAAATAAATGATGAGATAGATAAATAATTCTTTAAAAGTATCAAATTTAAAGAGGTTAGATAATGTAACCTTATGAGAAATATGAGTAGTTCTACTCAACTTAAATAAACGTGATATTCTGACTAATCGAAGCAGTCTAAATGTTTTAAATAGGCTCAGAAACTGTACTGGAATACATGAAATAATATCAAAAATATGTCGCCTAAAGTAGGATTTGCTTGTTTTGTTCTTTGAATATTTAATAAAAATTATCGTTGATAAGATGAGATCAGCAACAAATACACCATCAATATATAAATCTTCGCTGGCAGTAACTGGAGCAAAAAGTGATATGAGCGCTAAAATCACAACGAAAATTGTATAGATCTCACTATCGTATATTTTTTTTAATATTTTCATAATTATTTTGTATTTAGTTTGTTCATGTTGATTCTCCTCTTTGCATTTGGCCGTGCGCAAAAGTCAAAACATGAAATCAGAAAGGAAGAGGTTCTGAATCATCTTTAGAATTATTGGTTGGAGCACCATTAGAAAGATTTTTTGTTAGCTCTAACACCGTCTTCTTTTCCCAAGGACTAAGTAGCATAAAATTACTTAGTAAATCCCCCTCTTCCGAATTATATAAAAAGCTTAATGAATATAACAAATTTCTGTAGTCCAACCAGCCATCTACATCATCATAAGACTTAATATAGTTCTCTTTTGCTTTTTGAACCCTTTTCTCTCCAATAAACTGAGCTAGAACGGCTTCTCCTTTATGTTCTTCTTGATTATCAGGATCATTTTCAGATTTTTCCACACCTTTTAACCATGTCGTGAGATTATTTTTATCATCACTGTTACCCTGTAGGTACTCAAGAGATACATCAAAATAATCAGCTAAAATTTTTGCTTTATCTACCCTTGGGGTGACCCCACGAGACTCATAGCTTGCAAGTGTAGATTTTCCAATACCTACAGCTTCACTTAATTGTTTAAGCGTTAACCCAGAGTTAGATCTTAATTCTTTAATCCTATTTGACATATTTAACACCTCTTCAAAAAATTATAACATAAAATTCAATTACGTATAACTTTCCGCTTGCAAATTAAACTAAATTAAACTATAATAATTTTATCGACAATAAATTAAACGAAATTAAACGGAAAGGGGAATGTTTTTATGAATGAAATTACCTTAGAAATAGCAAAAGCTATACGCAGAAAGCGTGCAGATTTGGGATTGACAAAAAAGCAAGTCTATACTCAATTAAATATTTCTTTTAAAACTTATAAAAAAATTGAAACCAGTGGTTCTAGAGTAAAAAGAAGTGTTTATCAAAAAATAACAAATTGGCTTGCTAAAGATTACTAGAATCATCAATTAAAAAGAAACCAAAAGCATTTGGCCGTGCGCAAAATTGAAAGCAATAAAGACCGCAATGTCTTTAAACGAAGTAGAAATGAGGATAAATGAACTTACAATTAGTCAATCAAGAGTTATTCAACGGTATTACCTGTGATGTTTGGCGTAATGATAATCATGAAATTTTCATGACAACTGAACAACTTGCTCAATGTATTGGATATCAAACTAGATATGGTATTACAAAACTAGTACAGAAAAATAAGTATCTCAAAAACAGAGAATTTTCAGTTAGTGCCAAATTGGCACACGGTGACGGAAAGCAATACGATACTCGAGTATTTACGTTTGAGGGAATCAAAGAAATTCTTTTCCTTGCTCCAAAAAGTGAAACGGCTCGAAAATTCCGTGAATGGACACGTAACGTATTGAATGCTTATTTCAAAGGCGAGTTAGTCAAAGCAAAAGAAATGGCGAAAGCTACTATCACACGTAGAGATTTGTCCACCGCCATTAAGGAAAGTCCACACTTTGAGCCGAACTATCACGTTATCTTTGCTAATATGCTGACGGCTCTGGTTACTAACGGCAAATATAAGAGTGTCCAAGGTATGAGAAAAGCGCTAGGACGTCCTAACGCAAAACTTAAACAAATGCTTGATAGCCCCGAAGAATTGCAATTACTGCAAACTTATGAATCGAGTATTACTAATTTACTAGATTTAGGTTTTGACCGACACCAAATCAAAGAATTTTTGACAAAAGAAAAATCCCTACCGCGACCAAACGAAAAGGATTAATACAAAATTAGCATGAGTCACGCACTAACGTGATTTCATGCTCTTATTTTACCATAATGAGAGGAATTTTCAACATGAATAAACCAGTAACCAAAGAAACTTATATCCTAGATGATTCAATCGCATTTGAACTTATGGACTTGCTAAAAGCCAAGGCACGCCACTTTATCCAACTTAATGAGTACGTTTACCGCTTGTTTGACGGTCAAACAGTAGTGACTTTCACAACGTTGGAAAATAACATTCAAGTAGAAATGGTTAAGGGGTAAAGCATGAAATTTATAAAAATGGACGTTATAAGCACAGAAATACTACCTATTTGGTGGGTTAAATTCAGCCGTATTGAAGTTAGAAAATTATTAATCGTTAATGAATCTAAAGCGCCAAAGTGCCATTTACGTCTCAAACGAGGAGGTAAAGAATGAATGATGACACTTTAACAACCCTTGTGGCGCATGGCTTAGTTGATAAAGTCATTCCTTTATTTAATAAGTATCTTGGTACACAGCTCAAAATCAGAAATGAAAAACGAGTATTACCGTATATCTCTAAAAAGCGTGTTATGGAAGACTTAGATATATCAGACGGCACACTTGATAATTGGGAAAAGCACGGATTGAATCGCTATAAACCACGATACAAAACCACACTTATTTACTATTTGATTGATGATATATGTAAGTTCATTGTATTAGATAACTAATTTTGTCAGGCAAGGCAAAGAGGATTGAGAAAATGACAAATATTATTAACGCTTGCCCTTTTGTAGCTGATATTGATAGCGTAGGTATGCGAAGTTTAAAAGCCTATCATACAGAACTCACAGACAAGCAGATTGAAAAATTAGACCCATTAAACGCCAATACAGGCACAGTTGATTATAGCTTTAAAGTTCGTAAATATAAGCACGGTGTCCGATTTGAGGGCGAAAAAGAGGGCGGAGAAATCAGCTTATTTGATGAGGTAGCGAGATGATAGAACACCACCAAGGCTACACGGCTTTAAAACGGTACGGACGGAATAGTTTTAGTCCAGCAGGCAAACACCCGTTTAAGATGATTTACAACGCACGAGCGGTCAAATATGACTTGATACAGCAGTTTGAAGCGAGTACAGGTATTATCTTACCCAGCGGAGTGAAAAGAAACTTATGCACGCAACCAGTGCCAATTCTAGGCAAAGAGCTGGCTGTTATTAAACTACAGATAAAGGAAACTAAAAAATGACATTAAGAAAATTAAGTGATGAAGAAAAACAAGCACTTTCTGAATTTATGGAGAGTGGCAAAGCGTATGAAATGCTGAAAGCTCAATCGGGTACTGAAATAAAAACTATTACAATTGAAGCCTTGTATAAAGGCGACGACTTACTGGCAGTTACACCGCAATTTGATAACATTTCAAACATTGAAGCTGTCAGTATCTTACTTAATGTATTAGTTACCGACGCAAGACAAAGTACAGAAATAGAGGACTTTATCAAGACTATTATTTCTATGTGGGGGACTTATGACGAAGCGGAGGGGAAATCATGAAATTAAGAGAACTACAGAAAATAGATCAAAACATTGTTAAATTTCTTGCTGAACATCGAGGAATTGCCCAAGCTGTCAAAGGCAAGATTTTAGCACAATCCCTTGATATTGATTTTAGAACTTTGCAAAGTCGAATTGAGTACCTCCACAAGCAAGGTTGCGCCATTGGTTCAATTGATAACGGCTATTTTATCCCAGTCAATGAAGACGAACGCAGAGCTGGAATTATCAAGAAACAACGGACAGGCATTGCGATTAATAACGCAGTCAACGGCTATACACTTGCCGAGCTTGATTGGATTGACCAACTCTTTCAGGAGGACTAACTATTGACACCAAAAGAACAAGCCCTAAACTGTATTAATCGTGGCTTTTCTGTTATCGCTGGTTATCCAGCAGGTAAAAGCGAGAGAGCTGTTATAAAAGGAACTTCAAGCGGAACTCTTGACGAAATCACAGTTAGCGAATGGTTTGATGAAATACCGAACCGCAACATTATGATTAATCTTAGAAATAGCGGTTTGATTTGTATTGACTTAGACCAGCACCAAAACGGACAGAATGGCAGAGCTGTATTCAGTCGATTGTGGAATGAAAACAGCGAGGGCGAAATATTAAGTACCTATGTTGAAAAGACACCCACAGGCAACGGCTTGCATGTTTTCTTTAAAGTTCCGAAAGAGCTATTTAATCAGCCGATTGTCAGTGAACTAGCGGACGGCGTAGAGATAAAAACACACTTCACACCCATCTACCCGAGCAAACGCACAGACGGCGATTATATGCCTTTGAATGACACAGAAACTAACGAGCCTTTAACTTTTGATGACCTTTCTGATTCTCCTGACTGGTTACTTGAAATGATACAGCGACCACAAAAAAGACAGAACCCTACGCTAGGTAGTCGTACTTATGGCGCTGAAATGTGGGAACTATTCAACCAAGGCGCAAGAAAAGGGAATCGAAACAATGACACGAACCGTATTCTCCACTACTGGAGAAAGATTGGCATTGATAACAATAGTTGCATGGACTTATTGCGAACTTTTAACAACCGAACCAGTACGCCCTTACCTGATGACGAGCTGGCGACCATTTGGAAAAGTGTATTCAAGATGAGATAGAAAGGAACTCATGACAGACCAACTAGAAAAACTTGTGGCAGAAACACCACAGGAAAATGTAAGAAATCCGAAACCACAAATAGAGGACTTCACAGATTATGGCGAAGACGGCAAAAAAGTCGTTAATATTTCAGGTTATCAAGACAGTTTGACAGACTGGCTAGAACAAGAAAAAGAAATCATCAATAGCCCTGATTATGTCAAAGCAAACACTCAAACGCTTAGAGCGGTTAGAAAACTATTCTTTGAACACCGTAACTTATTTTTAAGTACACCGAAAGCAGACGGTAACGCACCCAAGTCACTAAGTCCCTTAGATACGGCTAGAATCATCTATAAAACGCTCAAAGTCATCAAACTAGACCACCAAAGCGGACTGTTAGGCGTTTATAATCCTGAATTAGGGATATATGAAACAAACGAAAATTTCTTTCATCGGCTCATTTATTGGCTAGAGCCGTCTTATAGTCAAGCACGGTCAAAAGAGGTTCTCTTTAAACTTGAAACCTTAGCAGAGGTTAAGCAACAAACCGCAGAGGCTCATCTTATCCCAGTGGCGAACGGTATTTTCAATAAGAAAACACAACAATTAGAGCCATTCAGTGCTAAATACGTTTTTACCTCAACCATTGCGACCAAGTACAACGCAAAGGCAAAAGTGCCTAACATTAACGGCTGGAACGTAGACGACTGGCTACTCGATTTAATGAGTGGAGATAAAGAGCTTGTCAGTCTCTTATGGCAGATTATTTCCGCAAGTACCAACGGCAACTATTCCTATCGTAAAGGCGTTTGGCTAGTCGGTAAAGGAAATGACGGAAAAGGGACTTTTCAAAGTCTCATCATGAACTTAATCGGACGTGAGAATGTCGCAAGTGTCAAAGCTGAACAGTTTTCTGAACGGTTCGCCCTTTCCCAAGTCGTTGGCAAAACTTGCATTATTGGAGATGACAGCCAAGTCAGCTATTTAGACAATGCAGGGAACTATTTCAGCGTGGTTACTGGCGACCCAGTACCGATTGAAGCGAAAGGAAAGCAACCAACTTTGGCAGTATTTAACAAGCTAGTTATTCAATCGACTAATTTCTTACCTAAGTTCAGAAACAAGTCAAACGGAACGTACAGACGGTTGCTTATCGTTCCCTTTAACAAGTCTTTTACCGCAGATAATGACAACTGGAAAATCAAAGATGATTATATTAAACGCAAAGACGTTTTAGAGTATGTCCTTAAAATCGCTTTATCGCTTAACTTTGATAAGTTTGATGAACCAAAAGCCACACAAGGGCTATTAGATGACTTCAAAATCAGCAATGACAATGTATTGGCTTTTGTAAATGATATGTTTGAGGAATTTGTCAGTGATTTTCTACCGACTACTTTTCTAAGTGCCTTATATCGTGCATGGTGTGAAGATGAGGGTGTAAAACCCTTTACTAAGCGAGAGTTTGAACTTAAATTACCTGACCACATAAAAAAAGAGTGGATAAAGACAACTCAAAGACCACATACCGCAGGTTTTAATCGAGCCGTTGATTTACACCGAGCAGAGGAGTACGAACTTTTTAGACGGCTCTTTCATTGGGACGACGATAAGCACAAACGACTGTCAAAAGGTTATCAACGTAAGAAAAAGTTAAAATGATACCGTACTTCGGTAACAACTTAAACAGCATGGTTAAGCTATTTGTAGAGTGTTGTTACCGTGTCACCATACTTTTCCTACTTCGCTAGGAATTTATTAGAGGAAATAAAAACATGAAAAAAGTACGCTGTCCGACAAATTGAATTTACTGACAGAACCTAGTAAAACTTAACATAAAAAATTGGAGAAAATAAAATGGAAAAGGAAACAAAAAACTTAGAAATCCCAATCGCTGAAAATGAGAGAAATAAAGCAGTTGAAAATCTTCTCTCATTAAAAGAATACTTTAATAACCAACTTCAAACAGATCAAGAAACTTATCAAGCCATCGCGATATTAGGCGATAAGTTGGGCGTTCTTTGGAATGGCGATAAATAATAAATAACGAAAAATGGAGAAATAACATGCAAGTAAAATATATTGAAGAAGCAAAAAACAAACTCGAAAAACAAGCTAAACTAATCACTCAAAAAGTGGATAAAACGAATCAATTAATTTCTGAATTAAAAAACAAAATTGAAAAAATGGAAAACCGTTCTCAACATGAGGATATTGATGAATCACTCAAAGCCTTATCTGAATTGAATAATGCTAAGCAATTACTAGAAACATTAGAAAAACGGCGGGCGGAGGAACAGAAAGAGCTTGATGTTTTCTGGAGTTCTCAAGAAGTTGATGATACTCTTAGAGAAGCATTAAGCCAAGCAGATAATTTAAGTGACATTGAGCTAGATTTATTAAAAAGTACCGTGTCTAAAGATACTAAGAAAAAACTAAAGGAATATAACAAGGAAGTTGATGACCAACGTTATCGCCTTCAGGAATCAGGAAATTACTTACTAGAAAAATCAAATGTTTATTCTCGAAGCGCATTAGATAATTTAATCGGTCAAAAAGACAGAAGTCACAAAAATAACTTTTTCTTTGGAATTGTTAGAGCAATGGCAGGTCAATATGAAAAAGAACTGATGGCATTTCTAAAATCTGAAAAAATCCTGACTGATTTAGATTAGGGGATTAAATGACTAAAAAAACAGAAATTAATTTTGGAATTGATAGTAAACTAGAAATCAGAGACGCAAATAAAAAAGCAGGGTTTATTGGACAAATTGCAGGGTATGCCATTGTATTTAATAAGCCAAGTGTGCCTAATGCACCTTTTATTGAGTATATTTCTTCATCGGCGCTCAATAATGTTGACCTAAGCGATGTATTAGCTTTATATAACCACGACTACGCCAATGTATTAGGGCGGGTTGATGCAGGAACTTTACAACTAAGCATTGATAAAGTCGGCTTGCATTTTGTTTTGGACATGCCAGATACAACAGTCGGGCATGATGTCTATAACAACATAAAGGCTGGAAACCTTAAAGGTATGAGTTTCGGCTTTGTCGTGGCAGACGGTGGCGATTCATGGCAGCAAGGAGCAAGTAAACCTATCCGAACAATCAACCAACTTCAAACATTAGGAGAAATAAGTGTCGTAAGTAAACCTGCTTATGATGATACTTCTATCAATGTTACTCGTTCTATCAAACAATTTGAAGACGAGCGTACACGAAAGTATAAAGAAAAAGTAAGAGCTTATCTTGACGGATTGAGTGATTAGATGATAATAAAAAAACCTAGTCTTTATTGGCTAGGTATTTATTATTAATGTCAGAAAAAGTGAAAGTGATACCGTACTTCGGTAACACGTTACTGTTAGAAGTAACAGCTTTAGCCCTATGGTTAAGCCGTTTATAGGTGTCTGTTACTCTGTTACCGCAAAAACACCTACTCGCTAGGAATTTATAATATAGCACGAAAGGATATAAAAATAGATGGTTAGATATTATTGGGGGAGACCTCAAGATGTTATAAGGTGGTATCTTAGAGGAACGTTATACCTAAGCGCTCAAAGTAGAAAATCTTATATTGAAAAGATAGGAGCTGAACCAGGTAACTTACCAAGGCTTCTTAAATTATTGGAGGATCTTGATGATATATTTGATACCGCAGATACTGACAGCATAGCATTACTATGTTTGAGGTACGTTGAACTATTAAGTGTTGCAGAGACTACAAAGCGCACAGGATTGCCAGCTTATCAGATAACAGCTAAGACAGGTAAAGTCATGAAGAAAGCTAAGGAAATTATATCTAAAGCATGATATAATAGAACTATCATAAGTCCCAGAGATGGGCAGTGGTATAATAAGTTCAGGAAAGTATCTCTAATTGTGGGGGTGCTTTTTTGTTTGGAGGATTATATTATGAATGAACTAGAGTTTAATATCAGATTATATCTTACAGGCGTTATGAAGTCATGGACTGATAGGATAGACAACACAGACCAACTCACACCACAACGCATTGTATTGAATGCAATGACAGAGCTGTTTGATTCATTGAGTGATGATGACCTAGAGTTAATCAGACTTAGATACATGGAACGCTTGACACTATCAGAAGTTGCAAGCCGTTATCTGTTAAACGAACATACTATTAGAAACCACACGAACCCAACCATTAAGCAAGTGAAAGAGATTATAAAACAAGGTAATGAACTTTCAATAAAATAA